GCCTTTTTAAAAGGTGCCGATTTAAGACATGCCTTTTTAACCCAAACAATTTCACAAAATATAGTAGGGCAAAAAGTTATTAGTGTCCAAGTGGATACCTCAAGGATAAATAACACGATCTCCTATTGGAAAGATTTAGACATTTGGACAACGGGATGCTTTCAAGGAACTTTAGACGAGTTGCAAGAAAAAGTCGCTGAAACGCATAAGGATAATACTTTTTTAAGAGAAAGGTATAAGCGAGCAATTGCATTTCTTTTAAATGAAGCTGAGCAAGACGACAAAAAGCCGACCAGCGGCAACTGATCGACAACATACTAAAAAAAATATACAAGTTAATTATAGCAGAAAAGAGTGATAAATGTGTCCTTTAATTTATATGAATTATCAGAAAATTATATAACCGTCCTCGATTTGCTAAGAGAAAAGTCTTTAGAAAGTGATGAAGAAAGCTTACAAGTTTACAAAGATACTTTAGAAGCGATTGAAGGAGCCTTTGAAGACAAAGCAGAAAACTATGCTTACATCATCAATCAGTTAAATTCTGATGAAAAAATGCTGAGTGATGAAATTAAGCGATTGATGGAAAGAAAGCAGCGAATCGTTAAGAACAGAAATCGACTGAAAGATACCTTAAAAGATCAGATGGAGACGACAGGGAAAACTAAGATTCAAAGCCCTAAAGTGACCATTTGGGTTCAAAACAATCCGCCTAAAGTGGAAATTAAAGATGAAAGCTTGATTGCTAAGAAGTATTTCATCAAACAAGAGCCTATGCTTGATAAGCAAGCAATCAAAGAAGCTTTGAAAGAAGGGCACAAAGTTAGAGGAGCGGAACTCATCCAAACGACGGGGCTTAGGTTGAAATAAGGAGGCATTAGAATGAGTTTAAGAAAAGCAAAACGACATAAACTGAAAGTTCCTATTCTTTTAATGGGAGCGAGTGGATCAGGAAAAACAGTATCTAGTTTACTGATTGCAAAAGGAATTTTAAACAAGATGTTTCCTGATCTCGAAGATGAAGCAAGGTGGGAGAAGCTGGCGGTGATTGACACCGAACACGGACGGTCAGAAATGTACTGTGATTCGACGATCGGAGATACTCACATTGGTAGCTTCAATATTTACGATTTATCAAAACCATACACCGCTCAAAGATATGTTAAAGCTTTTAATGAATGCAAGCAAGCAGGGTGTGAAGTGATCATCATTGACAGCATCACGCATGCATGGAGTGGAGAGGGTGGAATCCTAGATAAAGTTAACAAATTTGGCGGGCAATTCCAAGCGTGGAACAAGGTGAAGCCTGATGAACAAGATTTCTTGAAGTTATTCTTTGATACGGATGTTCATGTTATCGCCACGGCAAGATCTAAGCAAGGATACGAAGTGACAAGAAGTGAAACAGGAAAAGTCAATATTGAGAAAGTGGGTTTAAGACCTGATCAGAAAGATGGTTTGGATTATGAGTTTGCCATTGTTTTCCAACTTTACAAAGATCACTCTGCGGAATCTACTAAAGACAACACTAATAGCTTTACTGGAAGAATAGTTATTGATAGTAAGGTTGGGGAAAGCATTTATGAGTGGGCAGAGCAAGGGGTAGATTTACAAGCTGAAAAGATCAAACGATTTACAGAACTTTTGCAAAATGTCAGACAAGAAGCTAAGAAAGGCCCAAAAGCCACAGCAACTTTGGAAGAGATTATCCAAAAAATGGGGAACATACCTCTTGAAAGCTTCTCAGAAAGGGCTTTGCAAAAAGCTTATGAAGTGCTAAAAGCAATCAAAGAAGATCAACCAGAGACAAAGGAGTAGATAGATATGTTTATTTATGACGAAAACAATGCAGGATATGAACCAATTACAGCAGGATTTTATGAGGTTTACGCTAACACATACTCTGTAACGACCTCACAAGCAGGAAATGAAATGATTCAGTTTAATTATTTTGTCCGAAACGATGTTAATCAGAAAGGACAAGGTTCTGAAATCAGGTATGACAATTTCACGGACACGCCACCCGCTCATTGGAGATGGAACGCTTTAACCAAAGCGGTAGGGGGTATTCAGCAAGGGGCACAGATGACTAACGAGCAGTGGGCAGAAGCTATGTTATTAAAGCCACTTAAAGTAAAAGTAGAAATGGAAGAAAACGGCAACGGGAAAGAATATCCTAGAGTGAAAGCTTTTTACAAGAGTGATCAGCCACAGTTCGTTATCCAACCGAAACGTGCGGAAGTTTACAAGTCACAATCTAAAGGAGTAGGTGGTGTGGATCCTACTACACAGCTTTCTGACGACAATTTGCCTTTCTAGGCAAGTTGCCTAGGAGGTGAAACGTTAAATGAATTATCTAAAACAAGTTCTAGCAGTGAATCATCAGCAACTTATAAATCCATTGTCTGCAGGGCAATTTGTCTTATTTCACGCCTTAATGAATGTGAATAACCAATTAAACTGGACAGAGTGGTTTGAAGTCGCTCATATCCGGCTAGAAGCCTTCACAGGTTTATCTCGCAACGGTGTGAACAAAGCACGTAACGAGTTGAAACAAAGAGGGTATATAGATTTCAAAAGTAACGGAACCAAAGCGGCCTCTTACAAGATTATCAAAATTTACTCTGACGAAACGAACATGAGTAGTCAAGTGAGTGGTCAAGATAGTGGTCAAGTAGTGGTCAAATCGGTAGTCAATGAGTGGTCAAGTAGTGGTCAAATTAGTGGCTCATTAAATAAACATAAACATAAACAAAAACTAAACATAAATACTAATATATCGCCGACTAGCGTCGCCGACGTGCAAGCCCCCACTCGAAAGCTGTCTAAAGCTTCGCAGATGGAAGCTGATTTTGACAAGCTCTGGAAACTGTATCCCAAGAAAGAGCGAAAAGATGATGCGCTTAAAGCGTATAAGCTGGCGTTGAAAGCTGGAGTGACCAACAAAGAGATTCAAGATGGCATCGTGGCTTATGTTAAGCAGATCGAAGTCAAAGGTACGCCTATGCAGTATATTGTTCAAGGGGGAACGTGGTTTAGAGGGAAGCGATGGATGGATGAGTACGACTTGACGCCAAACAAACCTGTCAATCGCTATGGTCGTGAGAGCTATCAAGAGAAAGTCCCAGATTGTTTTGAACGACAGCAAGAAGAGCGAAAAAAAGCCATCCCTTCTGTTGCTAAAGTCGATCAAAGTACCGCTGACGACTTGAAAGCGAGAATCGAAGCGTTAAGCGTGAAGGGAGATGGAAACACTGAAAGCTAGATATATCATACCTGGAGAGTGTGTACCAAAGGGCAGGCCACGTTTTAGAAGGCGTGGTCATGCCTACACGCCAGCTAAAACAAAGCTTTACGAGAAGCAAGTCAAGGAGTACTTGATCGCTCAAGGTGCAAAGCCTAGTGACAAACCTCTTGAAGTATGGATATACGTTTACAAACAACCACTTAAGAGTTGGAGTAAAAAGCTCATTGCCAAAGCAACGAGAGGATTAGTTTTAGCGGATAAAAAGCCTGATGTGGACAATTACACCAAAAGCGTATTAGATGCGTCTAACGGAATTCTATTTAGTGATGACAAGCAAGTGGTAAGCTTGCATGTTCTAAAGGCGTACGCTCCAGAAGCTTTTGTCGTAATCGAAATTGAGGAGTTGGAGTGTCTAAAAATCGACAAAGACCATTTGATGGCATATATGGCCTTGAAACATAGAGAAAGAGGAGAAAAAACATGATTAATAACGTAACTTTAACTGGGAGATTGACTAAAGCTATTAATTTAAAATACACGCAATCTGGAAAAGCTATTGGGAGTTTTACTTTAGCGGTAAATAGAAACTATAAGGACGCCAATGGCAACAAACAAGTCGATTTTATCCGTTGCTTAGCATGGGGAAAGGTTGGAGAATTACTTGATCAATACTGTGGCAAGGGGTCGTTAATCGGTATTGTGGGCCAAATTCAGACAAGAAACTATGAAAATGATCAAAATCAAAAGGTTTATTTGACCGAGGTTAATGTGAGGGAGATAACGTTTTTAGAGACTCGAAAAGAAAGCCAAGAAACTAGTGAGCAAGGCAATACGACCAATCCACAAGAGATTTTGGATGATGATTTGCCATTTTAGGGGAAGTGATGACAGATGACAATTTACCTTAAGCCGATAGTACCACTGAGCGAGTTTTCTAGTCGATTCGGTTTTAAACGGTGCAGGGGATTATATGGGGATAATGGGTGCTATTACTTATGCGTTGCCACTGATAGCAAAATGATTTTTTTAAGCCCAAAATTAATCGAAGTTATTTCTTGGAATGATTTTGATCCACGCATACATGCTAAGCCTAATTGCAGGTTTCGAGATCCTAGATCTAGTGAAGCACTGATGTACGAAATGATCAAAGCGAATATGATTGGGGTGAGTGAATGATCGTTGAAGGATACACACCAAAGGAAAGAAAAAAAGTGCGAGGAGAATTAGTTTCTGATAAGTATAATAACATTAAAGTTATAGAAACAGAGGATCATGAACGAGTCGTTATTGGTAATCATGTTTACAAAGACTTTGAAGGGAAAGTGTTTCTCAATATAGAGATTGCTGAGGAGTTTAAAAGAAGGAAAAAGGAACTGGGATTTACTAATGGAGATGCTGCTAAAACAGCTGATATAACATATAGCCAAGCTTCTCAAACTTGGTCCGCTGAGAAAACAAAGCAAGAAGCAGTTAATGAGCAAAGGAAAAACCGGGAGAAAATCTGGTATGCTATGCAACCTTTGTTTAAAGAAAGAAAGGCTCTGTTGGAGTATTACGATGAAAATTTCCCACAGCGGCTTAAAGAGGTACGAGTTAAAAGCGGTTTATCGTATGAGGATGTTGCGAAAGAAGTTGTAGCAGATCCTTTAACCATCTACAGATGGGAGAATGGGTCGTATAAACCAAGTGTGCGGAAACAATTAGCTTTAATAGACTGGTGCAATGATAAGGAGGAATGAAATGATTTTTTACGTCATTCAAAAAGGCAAAGATTACTACTTGAGCGAATACGGGGCGTTTAACTACAAGCTAAGTGGCGCAAAGCTTTTCGAAAGCAAGGAAGAAGCAAGAAAGATAGCCCAAAAGCTCGGCGGAAAAGTAAAAGAGCTAGTACTGAAAGATGCAGATCTCACGCTAAAAGTAAAAAAGCTTACTGACACAGCAAAGTTGCCCGAAAAAGCGCATTCAACCGATGCCGCTTTTGACATTTATGCGGATGAGGATACTACCATCACGGGCTTAACCTCATCCGTATCCACAGGCATTGCTTTAGAAATTCCGGCGGGCTACTATGGACGAATCGTGGGAAGAAGTGGGCTAACTCTAGGGACACCTTTAAAAGTCTTTGAAGGCATTATTGACAGCGGCTATCGTGGTGAAATTAAAATCATGTGTCAGTGTGTGTCAGACTCTGTACGGATTATGAGAATTAAGAAAGGCGAACGGATTGCGCAGCTTTTAATCGAAAAAGTGGAAGATATTACCATTGTGGAAAGTGATAGCCTTGAAACCACTGATCGTGGGGAATGCGGATTTGGAAGCACGGGGAGATGAGAAAACGTGATAGCGTATGAAGATTATCTAGAGAATATAAGTTATAATATACGTAAGTTGTGCAAGCAAAAGAAGGTTACGCAGAAGGAACTTGCAAAGCAGACAGGAATTAACAAGAACACCATTTATAGTTACAGTAATCAAGCCATTAATATTTCGTTGTATAATGCGTTATTAATTGCAGAGTTTTTCGATGTTCCGGTAGAGACGCTCTGCCGTAAGAAATTGTAGGAGGAATGAAAATGCTTTTTCCAGAAGTCGACAAAGAGAAAACGATACAAAATGTGACAGACTTACTTTCTAGCTACGGCAGACTTTGTCGACTTTCTGGAATCTCTCAACAAAAGATGGTCGCTACTTTTTCTGCAGAGCCTTTTGTTCCTACTGGTGCTAACACAAACGAACAACATATATTCGATGCGCTAGATTATCAAAGTCAGCTAAAAGAAATTAATCGTGCGATTAAGCTTTTAAACGTAAATTATCAGCAATTGCTGATCGATAAGTATGTCAAAGAGTACAAAGATTACTGGATATACACTAAGCATTCTTTGAGTATGGCTACATACTATCGAGATATGAAAAAAGCTAAGTTTTATTTTGCAGAAGCATATAAGAAAGGTGCGTTGTTGGTTTACGTTTGATAGAAATTTGATCGTATACTGATAGAGTTATGACAAATAAAATCGTTTAATATATAAGATGAGGATAGGAGGTAGGAAAACATAGCCTCCTATGTTCACTCCTCCAATTCTTCATTCTCCTATATACTCGATCAACCGCCTAAAATGGCGGTTTTTTTATTAAACATTCAAGGAGGCAAATCATGAATGTGGAAATCATATACCAAAAAGTTGATAATTTGATACCGTATGAGAACAATCCTAGATTAAACGACAGTGCGGTTGAAGCAGTTGCTAGTTCGATAAAAGAATTCGGGTTTAAAAATCCTATCGTAGTAGACGGAAACAACACTATTATTAACGGCCATACGAGATTGAAAGCCGCTAAGGAATTAGGGATTGAAAAAGTGCCAACTATTATCGCTAAAGATTTAACACCAGATCAAGTTAAAGCTTTCAGATTGGCGGATAACAAAACAGGCGAATTGGCAGAATGGAACGATGAACTTATGATTTCTGAGTTAAAAGAAATCGTTGGGGTTGATATGTCAAAGTTTGGATTTGATGAACAAGCTGAGGATTTGGAACAAGAACTCGAAGACGCTAACCCTTATACTGCTAAAGTTAAAACGCCAGTTTATGAGCCAACAGGGGAAAAACCATTGCTTTCTGATTTGGTGGATACATCGGTTAGAGATCGACTCGTTTCCAAAGTAAAAGTTGCTGATATTCCGACAGATGTTAGAGATTTTCTAATAGCTGCAGCTCAAAGGCACTTAAAATTCAATTACAAAAATATCGCCGAATATTACGCACAATCCAGCAAAGAAATCCAAGAGCTTATGGAGGATTCTGCGCTAGTTATCATCGACTATAACAAAGCGATCCAACAAGGATATGTGAAGATTTCTAACACCATTCAGGAAATGATGGAAGAAGATGAGGAAGAATGAATTCTGCCGTACTTATTTTAAGCAATGGCCGCCCAGATAACATAAAGACACTAAAGACTTTAGACAAGCAAGGCTATACAGGAAAGTGGTACATAATTTGCGATAATTTAGATAGTACTTTAGGTGAGTACAAGAAGCTATACGGAGATAAAGTTATTGTTTTTGACAAAGAAGTTTATGCAAAGAAAACTGATACGATGGACAATTTTCATAAGATGAACATCGTTGTTTATGCCAGGAATGCCACTTTTGATATTGCAAAAGATTTAGGGTTAGATAATTTTTTAGTGCTAGACGATGATTATATCGTTTTTGAATATAAAAAAGTCGTGGACAAGAAGCTTGTAGGCGTACCTTTTAAAGACTTAGACAAAGTTTTTGATCTAGCGTACGAGTATCTGAACAATACTATTTTTTTAACACTTTCTTTTGCACAAGGTGGTGACTTTATCGGTGGTGCATCGAATGATTTACTTAAAAAGAACACCAAAAGAAAAGCGATGAACAGTTTCTTTTGCAAAACTGATCGCCCATTCCAATTTATTGGGACAATAAATGAGGATACAAACGCTTACACTCTCGGCGGTACGCAAGGAAAGCTGTTTTTAACAATTCGAGATGTTAGCTTAACACAAACAACTACTCAGCAAAGCAATGGCGGGTTAACAACAATATATTTAGATGAGGGGACTTACGTTAAGTCCTTTTATACGGTTATATGCGCTCCAAGTTGTGCGTCTGTTCGACTGATGGGAAACAGTCACATGAGAATACACCATCATATAACATGGAATAATTGCACACCGTATATTTTAGACGAAGCGTTGAAAAAGACGTGAAATTATCATAGGTAGGTGGTGAGATGGCAAAAGCATTATACAACGAGTGGCTAACAGAAGATGGATTGAAGCGAATTGAAGGTTGGGCGAGTGATGGATTGCTCAACAAAGAAATAGCAGGAAATATCGGCGTTAAAAGCGGAACATTTGCTAATTGGATCATGAAACACAGTGAAATCGGTGAAGCATTAAAAAAAGGCCGAGCGCCAGTTGTTGTTGATATTGAAAATGCATTGATCAAGAGAGCTAAAGGTTTTGAGTATGAGGAAACGGACATCATTATCGATAAAGACGACAACGGAAACACCCGTCAAAAAGTTGTAAAGCACAAGCGATACTCGCTACCAGATAGCTCAGCAGCAATGTTTTTGCTTAAGAATTACAAGCCTGAAAAATATCGTAATTATAACGATCTCACCAAGAAGCAAATTCAAGCAGAGATTAGAAAGATGGAAACAGAAGCAAAGAAAGCGGAAGTGGAGATTAAGCGATTAGAAGACATGGGTGAAGAAGCAGATCAAGTTATTATTATTGACGATTTGAAAGAGGTGAAAGCAGACAGTGAAAATAACGCAGAAGCTTAACCTATCAAGAATCTTGACACCAAAATTTTATCCAATTTGGCAAGCGGTCAATAGCCAAAACATAACGCATATCGTTTGCAAGGGTGGACGTGGTTCGGGGAAATCAACTAACATAGCTAACGTCATTCTGCTGTTGCTGATTGGGTATCCATACAACGCTGTGTCGATTAGACGAACGGACAACACACTTGAGCAATCTGTTTATGAACAAATTAAGTCCGCTGCTATTAGCATGGGCGTTTCTCACTGGTTTAAGTTTAACAAGTCACCACTAAAAGTTACATATCTCCCAAGGGGGAATTACATTATTTTCCGTGGTGCGCAAAATCCTGAACGTATCAAGTCGTTAAAAGACGCACGATTTCCGTTTGCTATTGGGTGGATCGAAGAATTAGCGGAATTTAAAACAGAAGATGATGTCAAGACTATCACCAATTCACTGTTACGTGGTGAGTTGGGAGATAGTCTTTCTTATAAGTTTTTCTATTCGTACAACCCGCCCAAAAGAAAACTGAACTGGGTTAACAAGAAGTACGAAACACAGTTTCAACCGAGCAACACTTTTGTCCATCACTCAACCTATTTGGACAATCCTTATATCGCTAGTGATTTTATCAATGAGGCAAACGCAACAAAAGAAAGGAATGAACGGCGGTACCGTTGGGAGTATTTAGGCGAAGCGGTGGGGTCAGGCGTTGTTCCGTTTGACAACCTACAGTTCAGACCTATTACCGATGAAGAGTTGGCCAACTTTGACAACGTTAGAGATGGTGTGGACTTTGGATACGCTAACGATCCTTTAGCTTTTGTGAGATGGCACTATGACAAGAAACATGCAACCATTTATGCAATTAAAGAGCTTTACGGTGTTAAGATTAGCAATCGTAAATTAGCGGAGTGGATACAGAATCAAGGATATTCAACAGATCACATTTATTGTGATTCTGCCGAACCTAAGTCTATTGCAGAATTAAGAAATGAGCATGGTATTAAACATGTTCAAGGAGTTAAGAAAGGACCCGATTCTGTAGAGTACGGCGAAGAGTGGTTAGGAGATCTTGAAGCAATTGTCATTGATCCCAAACGAACACCAAACATCGCACGAGAGTTCGAGAATATCGACTATGCAATGGACAGAGACGGCAATCCTTTGCCAAGGTTGATTGACAAAGACAATCACACGATCGACGCCACCAGATATGCACTAGATGATGATATGAGAACAAAACGAGATTTGAAAGAGCGTTACAAGAATGCTAGCTATTATTTTTAAAGAAGGTGAAGTATGAAGAAAGAAGTTAACTTTTTAAGCGGCGAACGGTTTGATCCACAGGCTAATGATGTTTTCAGAATGGATTCAGAAGATTTTGATGCGATTGATTTTGCTTCTAAGGATTGGGTTGATTTGCTAGAAAGGTTAGTCAATCAACACAAGATTCATCAGCTACCACGGTTAAAGGAGCTTAAGCGATATTACTTGGGAAACAACAATATTAAGTATCGCCCACCGAAAACAGATGAGTATGCAGCGGATAATCGCATTGCTAGTGACTTTGCGCATTACATTACGATCTTTGAACAAGGCTACATGTTGGGCCGTCCTATTCAGTACAAGAACGAAGACACAACGTTGCAAGAGCAAATTAATTTATTTGTTGAAGAAAACAACGAAGCAGCACACAATGTTTTGATTAAAACAGATTTATCTATTTATGGTCGAGCGTATGAGTTGCTGACTGTTGAGCGTTATGACGAAAGTTCACCAATCACGGTTAAGCTTACTAAGCTAGCGCCAGAGCAGACATTTGTTGTGTACGATGATTCTTATCATGACCATTCGTTGTTTGGTGTTAACTACTACACCATTGATTACGGTGAAGGTTATCGTAAATCTTATATTGTCGTTTACACCAAAGATGCGGTTTATCGCTATGCAGATGATAGTCGGGACAAAAACTCATCGATGCATTTTGTATCAAGTGAGGAGCATTTTCTTAAAGGCGAGCCGATCAACGAATACAAAAACAATGAAGACCGTACTGGTAGTTACGAAGCGGTACTAGACACGATCGATGCTTACGATTTATCACAATCTGAATTAGCAAACTTTCAGCAAGATAGCGTGGATGCTATTTTAGTGATTAGTGGTAACCCTTACACAGGAGCAGACGAAAAAGATTTTTTAGAAGATGGGCGGATCAATCCGAATGGACGGTTAGGGATATCACTTGCTTTTAGGGAGTCAAAAATGATTATTTTAGATGATAATCCTAACCCTGATGGGGTGAAGCCTGACGCAAAATATTTAGTGAAAGCTTATGATTCAAAAGGTGCGGAAGACTACAAGAAGCGATTAGTTGGTGATATCTTACGCTTTACGTTCACACCAGACACTAGTGATGAACATTTTGGAAGCAATCAAAGTGGTGAATCTATGAAATACAAATTGATGGCGTCTGATAACCTAAGAGCGCAACAAGAGCGATTGTTTAAGCAAGGCTTAATGCGTCGTTTACGTTTAGCTGCTAATATTTGGTCAATTAAAGGAAACGAAGCCACTGCTTATCGACAAATTAGCCAAACAAGTGTTATATTCACACCAAATGTTCCAAAATCTGGCAAAGAAGTCATTGAAATGGCAAAAGATCTTTACAACGTTGTATCAGATACAACGGTTTATGAAATTTTGAATTCAGTGACAGGGGTTAGCCCGGAAGACGAATTAAAACGAATTAAAACTGAAAGTGAAGACTCTGAAACGGAAACTGCAGAGGGTGCAGGCGGTGAAGAAGATGGTGAAGAAGTCTAGCTACTGGAAGAACCGTACCAAAGAATTAATGCAGCATGCTGAGCAGCAAGACAAGGTCATGTTTCAAGAACTCGCTAAATTGTACGGTGAAACGTTTAAAGATGTTCAGAAGGAAATATTTGCCTTCTATGCGAAGTATGCAGAAGACAATAAGATTACCATTCAAGAAGCTAAGCAGCGGCTTAGACGTACCGATTTAAGCGATTATCGAGAAAATGCCAGAAGATACCGTGAAGAGGTCAAGACACCAGAGCTACTGGAGCGACTTAACGAGCAGTATGTTTCTAGCAAAGCGACACGCTTAGATGCGTTGAAGCTGGATCTTACTTATCAATTAGGCTTGCTTCAAGGCAAAGTATCGGGGTCATT